AGGTATGCCCCATGGACGGGTTGGCTTTTGCCCAGCACGATTCATCTTTAAACGGATCATCGCCTTCATCAAGCGAGCAAATAAACGCAAAAAATGCATCGTTAGTTTTCTGGCCAGCGGCCAGTTGTTTGCCGTATTGATGATATTCGTAACAGACGCTGGTTTTATCGTGGCCACTATTAGTGATCATGAAAATCAATGCCTGTCTCCGCCCTTTCGTGCCGGCACGCATCATCTCTACGGCTTTGTTGTCTTTGTGTTCGTGGACTTCGTCGATCAGTGCACAATGCGGACGTGGGCCAGACTGGCCGTCATCAGAACTGATGGGTCGAAAGAAAGAACCGGTCTGCAGAAAAGCAAGGTTCCATTCTTTACCTGCACCGCCTGAAGGATCGATACGCTGCGACAATGCGGGCGACTGATTGACCATCGCCACGGCATCACGAAACAAGATCATCGCCTGGTCTTTTTTCGTCGCTGCCGCATAAACCTCGGCGCGGGGCTCCTTGTCTGCCATAAGGCAATACAGACCAATACCCGCTGAAAGTGGCGACTTTCCCGATCCCTTGCCTGACTCTACATAGGCTGTACGAAAGCGGCGCGAACCGTTCGCCCTTTTCCACCCAAAAATTGAGCCGACAACGAATGCCTGCCAGGGTAAAAGAATAAATGGTGCGCCTTCATGTTCCCCGCCGTTCAGCTTCAGCACTTTGGCGAAGAAGTCGATCACACGGCTAACAGCATCAACATCCCAGAACAAGCCGCGACTTTCTCCGTCAGCCAAATCATTAAGATGGCGTTTGCAGGCATTACGAATATCTGGACCGGCGAGAATTTTTCCCTCCGTAACATCCAATGCATATTGCGTTGCTGGATCAGGTGCCAAAGAACTCGTCGAGCGGGTCCGTTTCTTTTTTTCCACCATTTACATTTACCTTTGATCTGGCTGCTGGCGTCAGACCAAACTCAACCAAGTAACTTTTGAATCGGCGATCAGCATCAGCCAGCATTGATACTGCGGGGTTGGCCTTGATTAAAAATCCCCCTTCAGTCTGGACTGTGTAGGTTCGGCCTTCGTCGGTGATGGTATTGCGCAGTTGAAGAATGTCGGCGTAGATATCGCAAAGCCGCTCCAGGGCAAACGTATCGGCGACAGTCAAAACGCCCATGCCGTCCAACAATACCGTCATGCGGCCCCAGGCTGTTTTCCCCCAATCGGTAAGATGTGCGGGAGGGCTGGGAATTTCTCGAGCCGGTTGCGGCTCTTTATCATTAAGTTTGCGTTTACCCGGATTACCGGTCACCACTTTTAAATGGGTCGGTTTCGGGCGTCGTCCTGCCATCGGAACCTCCCAGAAAAAAACTTTTCATTTCGCGGTTGTGTGCACAAATGACTAGCGGCGGTCTTTAAAAGCGAGAGGGGGGAACTTTTACCCCGCCCCTCCCCATAAAATGAGAATTGATATCATTTGATGTAAAATCATTGCATTTGCAACTAAACATCATGCGAATAACAATCAATCTCATTTATTCCAGTGCGACGCTGGGTCAAGCGGCAGGCCATCGGGCGAGCACCCTATCACCTTGCCTGTCTTCTCCATGCGCTGCTTTGTGGAGTCATGGTGGGGCTTACATAGGCCTTGCCAGTTCTTACGGCTCCAGAACAGATGCTGGGCCTTCTTCATTTCCTCTGACGTCTTGGCCTCCTTCATTCGGTGCGGCACGATGTGATCCACTACTGTTGCTGGCTCGATGCGCCCCATTTGCTGACACATGACGCACAGAGGATTTGCTCGTAGGAACACGATACGCTCAGCCTGCCATTTGCTGCCGTATGGCTTCTTGATGCTCATCTTCACCCCAAAAAGAAAAGCCACCAGCCTGCCGATGCGCTGGGTGCGCGGTAGGTGCAGGGTGATGACTTTGGTTATCGTGCATTATCGGTGGCCCTCGTAAAGACCACCTGTAATGCTGCTTATGCTGAGGGTTCAGGCATTGAGGCAACAGCCGTTATCTCATCCTCTTTGAACCAGATTTCCGCCGTTGTGCCGTTATCCGATGGCCAGCTCAGAAGATACATGTTCGGTTCGTTGCTGTACTCAGCGCGCCCCAGAATAGAACACGTCTCGCCTGTGGTCGTTATGGCTGTCTGTCCCAATTCATATTTGAACATCGGCTCTCCTTTCTGGGTAGTAAAGACGGTGATGATAAAAAGCCCGCAGAAGCGAGGCTCTTAATAATTTGATGCTTGCTACTTTTTACCAGTCACCATTGGCTGTTCACCTGAAAGCTTTTTCGCTTCAATTTCTGAATCTGATAAGAAGTCATCCGGTGCACTATTAAAGCCACAGCTTCCGCAAATATAGTCTCCAGTCCAGCCACCTCTTTGTTTATCCTTGCTCACATCAGTTGACCAACATTCAGGGCAATGTTTCACTCATCCTCCTCATACTCATCCAATGAGACGGGTAATTTGTCTTCGTCTACCCCTTTATCACGAAGTTCTTGCCGCAAAATAGCAATTTCTTTTACTTCATCATGGGATGGGTATCTGTCAGACAGATATACTGCAAACTCGAAAACAGGGGGAGGATTGAACGTAATTACGGAATAGCCAACTTCTCTAAGAAGCTTAGGAACGATGCTGTACGTCGGCCTGATGCCCGTAAACCAGTAACACCCTTTCCTTTCCATTCCCTGAACCGCTCTGGCAGCATGCTGCTTGTAAACCAGGGCTTCAACGTAATCATTATCCATCGGCCTATTCTCTACCCGTTAAAAAATTTAACACTATCACGGTGAGCGTCTGGCATCGAATGCTGTGGTCACAAATTTCTGATTCAGCATTATCACAGGCACTCGTCGAATGCCTGTTGTAATACTTATCCGAAGATAAAGCCGAAAAGACCGATTGTTCCTTCGATGACAGCCCATCCGGCAATCGCGGCTATCGCCATCACAACAAGAAAAGTTCCAGTACCAGGTAAGTCGTACATTTCGTTATCTCCCGATAGACTCCCGCCATTGGTTCAGTGTGGCCACCTGGCCGGTGCAGATTGATAACGCTGTTTGAAGCGCCAGAGCATGGCTGCCGATATCCCCCCAGGTATCACCCTGCAGCGTTGGCTGTTCGCAAGGGTTGAATACTGACTCAGGGGGCAGCATGGCGATTGGTGCCGGCGGTGTTGGTATCCGTTCCGCGCAGGAGGTCAAGCACAGCACCAGGAGCAGCGCGGCGGGCGCATTCATCATTTTTGATAGCATCCCTGTATTTCCTTTGGTAGTTTTCGCCCTGCTGGCGCAGCTGCTGTTCTCTGCGTTGCTGTTCGGAAATCATTGCGCGATTACGGGCGTCATCCGCGCGCAGTGTGGTAATCAGCCCGGTTTGCTGCGCCAGCGTCTTTTTCTGTTCATCCACCAGCTGTTGCGCGGCTCGGTATTTACCGTGATAGTGGTTGGCGCTCCAGATAAGGCCACCAGCGAGGCATGCAACAAAAATGCTGATTAATATCCAGTAGCGATTCATTTATCCAACCCCCAGCACGCCAGCGCAGATTCTTGTTCCCGTCGATCCACTTGACCGTAACAACCATCAGCCTGACCTTTTGTCAGCCGGCAATCACGACCACGGTCGAATATCCAGCGCCGGATTTCTCTGCAGGCACCCAGCCTGTCATTAGCATTAAGCTTTCGGTAAAACGTCGTCGTGAAACAACGAGATGGGCCGATGTTGTACGGGCAGAACGACGCAATACCCGCTTTTTGTGGTTCAGTCAGCGGCACCTTAATGTTTCGCTCAACCCATCCCAGCGCCTTGTCACGTTCAATCGCATTGTAGTGAGCGCATTGGGCGACGGTTAATGTCATGCCTCGCTGCACTGGCTTGCCATCGATAGACGTGACGCCACGACAGATAGACCAGATACCACCACCGTCGGCGTAGGCTGTCGGGCGGTTTCCTTCCCGCTCATCAACGAACTGATCAAACAATACCGGGGCGCTGGCACCCGCAGCGATCAGCACCAACATCGCGGCGCTAAGTTTTGCTTTGGCTCCCATCAGTCACGCTCCAGCATTTCAAGCTCTTCCGTGTCGATGTTCTCCTTACGCCTGTTGATCCAGTCACGCAGAAGCCGTTCGCGCCGGCAGCGGAAGTAAATACCGAGGGCGATACCAAATGCCGAACAAAACATGCCGAAGATAACGCCGAGAATGATCCACTCGCTCTGGGAAAAATAATTAATGATGCCGAGGACGAACGACACTGCGCTACCAGTGTGCACGGCTCCATCGGCTGCTCTGATTAGCATTCGTGTCATCCTTACCTCCCGCTGCGCGGTGGTGCCTCATAAATGAAAAAAGCCGAGCATTAGCTCAGCTTTTGAATTATTTGCCTGTTATTTTTCCACCTCAGGCGGTAGTGGTATCTTGGGAGTTCTCACACAGCCAAGAAGGAATTTCTATGTCTCATATTCACAGCAGGGAACACATGGATGCAGGTAGCGTTGTATCTGTTCAGTGTTCACATCAAATTAATGTATTACTGATGGATGATAGCAACTACTCAGCTTATAAATCAGGTCGAAATGCACGGTATTACGGAGGTTTCTACAAGCAGTTCCCAGCTAGGATTGCCGTTCCGCATAGCGGTAACTGGAACGTAGTTTTAGCACTCCCTGCCGGGCACAGTGCGCGTTATCAGTATTCAATCAACGTTATCAACTAACCCAGCCTGTCCTTTAGCCTGAAAAAGGGCTTCTTCAAGGGCGGCAATGATGTTCTGCTGTGTGCCGTCCTCTAAATAACCTCTCGATGCAATCCCTTCGCCTGTTGCAGCGTCACGCATCCAAATAACGCCTTCAGATGTTTCGACAATTACTTTCATGGTCTTCTCCAAGTTTTTAGGTTTAGCTGCGCAGTCGTAAACGAATTGGCGATATGTACGTGCCAGGTGTGTGTCGGATGTTGGCTGGGGCTAAAAACGAAAAAACCCGCACAATGGCGGGTCGATTAAATGACAAAGGGCACCATTTCTGGTGCCCCTTCACAGGAGCGGTGGCTTGTCATCGCCTTTTCTCCGCGCCTGGCTTCCCGTTACCAGGAAGTCTCGCAAGTCCCCTAAGGGGTGCAAGTCCAGTTACGAAGCACGTTTACTGACAAAGTGCTCGTTGTTACGACGCTGCATGACGGTAGCAATGCTTTTTAGTGCGGAGTTATTGGCGTTACTAACCTTTAAAAGCTCAAGAACGGCCGTAAGACCAAGCTTTGCAACCAAAACACCAAAGAGCTCATCTGAATAAGATTCAGAAATAGACTCAACATCCTTCAAATCCACTTCAACCCTAACCTTATCGTTCAGGTAAAATTCGATCTTCTGCCTTTCAGCTATTGCCAGACGGCGCGATGCTAAATCCCCGCTGGGCAAAGGTATCTTAACTGTAGTCATCTCGCCCCCCTTGCAGTTGCTCCATTATATCCAGTATGTCCTGAGGAATTTGCTCTTCAGGTTCGACTGATAATCTCGATAACTTAAACCTACACGATAACGCTACACCTTGCCAGTCTCTAGTTAAAGTTCTGTAGGAGGCACAACCGTCAGCATAATGTAAACATGAATCCCCAGTTGCCAGCATCAACTCCCCATCGTAGCGTTTTACAAGGGTCATCAAATGAGAAAGTCCGAGTCCCTGATGGTTATTGCTCCCTTCCTTCACTGGAACTGCTGAGCCAAACACATTTCCACCTATGTGCCCGTTCGGTAGCTGTTGAGCCCATTCATCTTCAAAATCAGCATTCTTGGACGAATTACCTTCCTGTATGCACCACTCGATGGACTGCTGATGGGTGACAACGCCCGGAATGTTAACCCTTCTCAATTCTCGCAAAAAACCCATGCCGCAATCCGCCAAGGCAAACTCCAAGTAGTGATCTTGCCGATTGGTATACGGAACGGCACTTTTCTGCGCAAAAGAATAACCTGTTGAACGCCCATGAGACCAAACGTTGTCATGCATTTCGCCAACAACGTGATTCAGAGTGGTGATACCTGTAGGGTATGGGGTGCCATCAGGATAGGCTAGACGACGAATGCAGTTATTGATTGACGTTGTTGCCTCATTAACCGTTTCAGCGGAAATTAACGGCGTCACCATGCTGTAGTTGACGCCTACATTAACTCTTTCCTGCCCGTAACTGTCGTTCCCCCACAGAGCGCCATATAGGCCAACGGCTTGCATGTACCCTTCGTTAGGTAAACAGCACTGCCCTTGCTCCAAATTATGCTGATTTATATATGCCGCTAAAACGGCCATACCTCCTGGATGGAGGTGAAACTTGGAAGGAATCGCCAAGCGTCCGGTCTGCTTGCTGTGGAATGCAGGTATTTGTTGGATACCATCAATCAAGCTTAATCCCATTGAAAATCCCTATTTCTGATGTTTCGAGGGATAATACTCCGCAGCGCCGATAAGAGCAAAAAACCCCACCATTGCTGGCAGGGTTTCGATGATCTTTTCATTACGGTGTGTTTGGATGCTTCTTTCCACAATTGAAAGCCTACACGCCAAGTTCGGACAAATCAAGCCCCACTCAACCCCCTTATCGGGTCACCTTGCTGAATTCTGCAGCGGCTACCCCCTCTTCAATTTCGCATTTCGTTACTAACGCCTCGTAAAAGGGCTTCCAGTTCCGCCGCCACGTCCTTTCATTCAGGTCGGGCAACAGCGCAGTGATCGCCCTGTAGGCCACGGATGAAGGCATGCGACTGAACCCCTTCCCGCCGCACCGCTCACAATCCTTAATGACGGGTGCACCTGCAGCCTTGGTTGCCTCACGGTCGAGCGCCTTACCTGTCCCCTTGCAGTTCCGGCAGCGCTTGTGGATCTTGCCCTTACCGTTGCAGGTCTGGCACATCTCGCGCACCACCTGGCGCTTCGTTGTCGGCGGGATTTTCTCCTCACCGTCTATGCCGATGTATCCAGGGTAAGTCACAACATCCCGCTCGATATCCACCAGCCCTTTTCCGTGGCAATCGTGACAGGTCACACTGGCACCTGCTGATTGTGAATAATCCTCATAGGCCAACGACGCCAAAATCTGCATACAGCGGGCCATTCGGCGACCGGCGACTTTACCGACGTGCTTCGGTGCCTTCTTCATCGCGTACTGTGTCAGCTCTACGATGGCCCTTTCCCGGTCTTCGCTGCTGATGCCAGTTTTACCCAGAAATGCCGCCATGCCGAAACGAGCCTTTGCCTCGACCATTCCGAGAGCAGCCATAACGTCAGTACCGGTAACACGATCCGCAGAGGTGCCATTCGGCGTGTCGGTAATGGTCAGCCCTTGCGCGCTGAAATGTTTTAATGCCGACTCCAGTTTCATACCGATCACCCTCAGTCTGTTGTAATTTTGATACTGCCGCCGATCAACAGGGCCGCCAGCAAAAACCAGCCCCAGCCCTCCTTGCTTTGCAACGCCAGCAGCCCAGCAAAGACCGCGCACGTGATCGGCACCGAGAACACAACCAGAGCCAGGAAGATATCTTTCATTGTGCTGCCCTCTTCGATTCGTGCCGTGCTTTCATCATCGCCGTCATTACCACCAGCCGGCTGAATGGCATATGCAGTTCCACCAGCCGCCCTACCCATATCGCCACCGGCCCCGTATACCCGCCATTTGCCGCGCGGATGTACTGGGTGATGGTGTGCTCATCTTCGCGGGTTAATTTCACTATGCAGCCCTCCGCAACGGCCATTCGTAAACCTTGGCGCCGTTTATCAACATGTCGTTGAAATCCCCTTTTTCAGGCCAGCGGATACTGACACGCTGAACATCGTTTTTGGATAGGATGTTGCGGTGACCGCATTCGAAAGCGGCCGCCTGACCGGCGCCATTATCGTCACTGTCCGCAAAAATAATTAGGTGCTTCACCCCAGCGGGCGCCCGGAATCGCTTCATCAGTGACGAGTTGAGCACCGCCCAAGTGTTGCAGTTATAAATCTGGTGGCAGGACAACGCCGTCTCTATCCCTTCGGCGATGCCCAGCGTTGACGTAACTGGATGCATGCGGATCGCCACTGACCCGGCATAATCGAGATAACTATCATCCTGCAGGGAGAGCATGCGCTTCTGCGTAGGAATGTTCGCCTTGCTGGCGCCGTCAAGAAATGTGCGGTGCAGGTAACACGGCTTAGCCTTGTCGTCAGTGGCCAACGCCCACATAGCCTGTTTGTTGCCGTATGGCGTTTTCTCGGTAGCATTGAAACGAACCCAGTCGGCAGGGAGTTGGTTAATCCCCCTGCCGTTCAGGTACATCTCCGCCCCAGTTCCTCGCAGAGCTACCAGCGAACCAAATTTCGCGATGACGCTTTCTCTGACCTTTTGACTCTCTCTGGGTTTCGGGCGATCCGTGCTCTTGGTATCTGGCTGATATTCGTTACCGATCACCACATCGATTTCACCGGCCAGCGTTGCGAAGTCTTTTTTCTGCGTCAGTTCAAGCAGCTTCCATCCATCCCCAGAGCCACACACGCATATCCACGTTCCCGCGCCATCTTTGTCATCACAACGATAACGGCCCTTACGTTTGCAGGCTGGACATTCCCCTTTGTAGTGGTTTTTACCGGTGATTGGAGGCAACCCATAGAACTCGAATACTTCGGCCCAGCGGCCTTTTACCGCCTCTGTCGTTTTCATTGGGTACTCCCGTTCGTTTTGCTATAGGCGATAAATTTCGACTTGATGTAGTTCCACACCTCGGGGCTGGTTTCCATCGGGAAATCACTCAGCCCGCGTGGCCACTCACCAAATTTGTCTTTGAAGGTATGGGCGGCCCAGCCATCAGAAAGCGGCTTGCCTTTCAGGATGCGCTGGCGCTGGTAGTATTTGATCTGGCTCCACCACGCCTGCTTTTCATTTTTGTTGTGAACCTTCGCTTTCCGGCTCAAACGCTTGAGCCCGCGGCTTGCGTCTGTTTCGACGTCCTCGCCCGTCAGTGGCTTGAAACCGCACTTCGGACAGATGTAGACGCCGGCGCGCTTCATGTAGTGGCACTGAGGGCATTCCTTCGGCAGCTTCTCGGCCTTTTCCTGCTTTGCTGCCTGTGGCGCTGCCTTCATGCCGTCGCTCTTGCCGATCAGCTCGTCATATTCGATATCGTCGGGATACCCCAGGCGGTGAACGCTTCCGGAGTGATCGAAGATAAGGCAGTGATCTTTGCCGGGCGCCGTACGCAGTCCGCGGCCGAGGCATTGCAGCCAACGAATTTCCGATTTCGTCGGGCGGGCGTAGATGATGCAGCGAACGTCACTATCGAACCCTGCCACCAGCACGCCGACGTTGACGATAATTTTTGTGGCACCCTGCTCGAAGCGGTGAATGGTCATGTGCCGCTCTTCCGCTGGCGTCTCCGCTACCATGATTTCTGCGTTCACGCCGGCTCGAATAAACTCCATCGTGATGTAACTTGCGTGGGATTTGTTGACGCAAAAACAGATGGTCGGGCGATCCTCGCCGTGCTGCAGCCAGTTCTTCACAACATCGCCGACCAGTTCAGCGCCGCACATAATCTCCGCCACCTGGTCTTCGTTGTAGTCGTTACCAAACGCCGACAGGTTGCTGGTTTTAACGCCAGCCATATCGGGCTTCGTTGGAGCAAAAAACTCGTACTTGCTCAAGTCGCCGATGCTGATCAGTTCATTCATGGTGGTGGGTTTGACAAAACGTTCGAAGTATTTCCCCATCCATGGCGCGAACGGTGTGCCAGAAAGTCCGATAACCTTGATGCCTGAGTCCCGGATAATGTCGAGCAGCGCGCGACGCTTCATGTGGGCCTCATCGATGATCAGCAGGTTGATATTGTCCGGGAACTCCCGGCGGATCAGCGTATCTGCCGACGCAATTTGAATCAGGCGCTGCGGGTCATGCGGTTGGTAGTCACGCCACACGTAGCTAATTTCATCCTCCGGCAGGCCGTACTGCATAAAACGAGCTGCAGTCTGTTTCACCAGAGTGAGGTACGGCGCCACAAACATTGTGCGCTTACCCTGCTGGATCATCTTGTCCGCCAGGTATGCCGATACGAAGGTTTTGCCGTAGCCGACTGGTGCGGATAACAGGAATGTGCGATAGTTATTCCAGTCACGGCTCAGCATCTGCAGGCCCGTAACTTGCTTGGCTTTAGGTTTCAGGTTAAGCATCAGTATCACCCTCAAGGGCCGGACGGGAAGCGCTCGCCAAAGTACCCTCTTCCGGCTTCTTGCCTTCTGTGTTTTTCTCTTCATCAACCGGTGCCACTCCCACGTAAGTAGGAACAAGGTTTTCAGAGGATGGGTTGAACACATAGCGAACTTTCTTCGCTGACCGGTTGTCCATCGTCATGTAGAGCGATGAGCGCATCGCATTGTCGTACCCACCCCAAATGATCGCCGGGTTGATAGCGAAAACAGCGGCCCCCGCACGGCGAACAAATCCGCCATCCTCCAGCGCTTTAATCGCCCTGCGCACATGGCGGTCAGAGCAATCCAGTTCGTGAGCTAACACAGCCTGATCCACCGCTACCGCACCGCTGTTCATGTCGACGTTCTCGGCGAGGTACAGGAACAAATCAGCGGCAGCACGGTTATCACGGAGCAACCCACGGATCTGTTTGCAGCCCTGGCGGAACAGGCGGAGAAAATCGAGTTGTTTGTTGCTGCCTTCGCTGCTCATTTTTCAACCTCAACGCTGCATTTTGTCCGGATTTCGGACACAGAGTGTCCAGTAACTGCCTGTAACTCATTGATTTTAAATAAGTGCTTCAAGATGTCCGGTGACCGGACATATAGTGTCCAAATTTTTAAAAAACATCGATTTAAATCAACCATTTAGAACTTGCCCTTCTTATATCTTTTACGCGCGTGCACGTAGTCTCGATCTGCCGTTGACCTTTTCCCGAGGTTTTGACCTTGTACAAGCCTCGCCTCCGCTTCACTTACCAGGAACACATTCCCCAGATCGGAGTTACCTGCCATTCAGCGTTCCCTCCGCAACTTCCTGCCCGCTGTTGTCATCGAAACCACCAGCGGCTCCATGCTGGGCCAGTGCCTTGGATAAAGGCGGGGTTTCCGTCAACCCTGCGGCTGCCTGAGCATGGTGAGTGACAAATCGCCGCAGTCGGGTGTTGGCCTCATGTCGTGCTCGGTTCTCTTGGCGGAACGTCACAGGCTCGCTATCCCACGCCTGCTGATAAACATCAGCGTAAAGGGCAACGATCCGATGCCTTGCCGACGGTGAGAACCGCAGTAGCTGCTCCTGAATCCACGCCTCATCCGCCTGGCAGTACAGTGCCGGCATAATGGTTTTGGGGTGGTTACTCCGCATGAATATCAGCCTTAAGATGGCTTGGAAAATTCTTGAGCTCTTTGGCTTCAAGGCGTCCATCCGCGTGGATAATCACAAAGATATCCCTGCCTGCACGCAAGGCCTTGCTAATTGCGCTCTGCCTGACACCTAGTGAAGCTGCTGCCTTTTCCTGGCCAACTTCACCAGCAAAATCTTTAAGTGAAACTTGTTTCATGGATGGCTCCTCCTGAAACAAATATAACCGCCAATCATTAAAATAACAACACCTGCGGTTATTGAAAATAATTCCTTGCGGTGATAAATTCAGCACAACAGAAATTGGGGGATGAGATGAAAAAAAAGATTCTTACAGACGAACAAGTTGCTGACGCCAGCAGGCTGAAAGCTCTTTATAACAGCAAGAAAAAAGAACTTAACTTGTCCCAACAATCACTTGCTGAAACACTAGGGATTAGCCAAAGTGCTGTAGCCATGCTCTTAAACGGGGTGAATGCGTTAAACCATACTAACGCTGCAATGCTGGCAAAATTGTTTGGTGTTCCCGTCGAAGATATCAGCCCAAGAATCGCCTTAGAAATTACTGAAATGGCTAGTTCTCTAGGCTCTCTTGAAGTTGAATATGCTGGAAAAATCAAGGAAGGGTTTGTCCCTGTAGTTGGTGAGGCCGTGCTGGGAGTGGATGGTGCAGTGGATATGATCGAATTCCGATCTGGTTGGTTGAAGATTTATAGTGGCGATAAGGACGCCTACGGACTCAAGGTAAAGGGGGATAGTATGTGGCCACGCATCCAATCCGGGGAGTTTGTAGTTATTGAACCAAATACCGATGTTTACCCAGGCGATGAAGTCTTTGTTAGAACAAAAGACGGTCACAACATGATAAAAATATTAAATAAAACACGAGAAGGTGACTATCAATTTTCAAGCATAAACAATGACCATCGGCCCATAACCCTCCCCCCGCAGGACATCGACAAAATCCACTTTGTATCTGCAATCGTTAAGGCGACTCGATACACTGACCTCGATGAAACCAACTAATCA